CATGGACCGCCTCCGCTTGAAGCAGGATCAACTGACCGCCTCCATGGCCCGAGGGGATGCTTTGCGCAATGGCCGGTCGGAAATGCGGAGTCAAGCGATGGAGACCATCGGGACGGCTGCTGCCATTGGCGCCCCAGTGGTGAAATCGGTCATGGTGGCTGCCGACTTCCAGGACAAGCTGCGGGACACGGCAATCACAGGCGAATTCAGCGCGGCGCAGGAGGCGAAGCTCGGCGGAGCCATCCGCGAGTCGGCTGTGCAATGGAACCAGACCCAATCGGATATCCAGCGTGGCATTGGCGTTCTAGTGGCTGGAGGTATTCAGGACGCCGATGCACTGGAGCGCTATGCCCCGATCATGTCAAAGGCGGCCACAGGCACCCGTGCAAGCATGGATGACCTGGGAAGCGTGGCTCTGGCGCTCAAAGACAATCTCCAGATCGGAGAGGACGGATTTGAAGGCGCGCTGAATATGCTGGCCTACGCCGGCAAGCGTGGACAGTTTGAGATCCGGGACATGGCCAAGTGGCTGCCGTCCCTTTCTCCATCGTTCCAGGCACTGGGTGTCACGGGCAAGGAGGCGGTGGCCGAGATCGGCGCTGCACTGCAGATTGCCCGCAAAGGCGCTGGGTCGAATGACGAGGCAGCCAACAATTTCCGCAACTTCCTGGCCAAGCTCACCGCCCCGGAAACGCTGAAAGACTTTGAGAAAGCGGGCATCGACCTCAAGAAAAGCATGATGAACCTGCGTGAGCAGGGGATGACGCCCATGCAGTCCATGCTCAGCATCATCACCGACTACATGGGGAAGAAGTCCCCTGCTGCTGCGGGCGAGATGCAGAAAGCCTTGGCCATCAAAGACGAGAGCGAGCGCAAGGCGGCTGTGCAGCGCCTGGCCGAAGCATACAAACTGGGTGATCTGTTCCAGGATATGCAGGCCATGAACTTCATCAAGCCAGCGATCGCCAACATGGGCGAGATGAAGGACATTCAGGACGGCGCCATGGGAGCGGCCGACAAGGGACTCCTGGACGAGGACTACAAGAAGCGCATGGAGACTGCCACGGAGCAGTTCAAGGCCTTCAAGATCGGACTGACAGATGTTGGCTTGACCATTGGCGAGGTGCTGCTGCCGCCACTGATTGAGTTCGGGCAGGAGATCCGACCGGTGGTGACCGCCTTTGGTAGCTGGGCCAAAGAACACCCTGGCCTAATCAAAGGGGTGATCGGCCTGACGGCAGGCCTACTGGCCGGCAAGCTGGGCTTCATCGGGTTGAAATACGGGCTGAACCTGGTGCTGAGCCCACTGACAGCGATGCGTACGGTCGCCCTGGGGGCCAGTGCACGCTGGACCATGCTGCGCGGACTGTGGCAAGCCGGTGCGTTTGCCCCAGCCATCGCAGGTTTGCGCTCCGTAGGGACTGGTATAGCGACGGTGGGGCGATATGCCTTGCTGTTTGGAAAAGGCCTGGCCATGACCTTTTTGGGGCCTCTGAAGCTGCTAGGCCAAGGCGCGCTACTGCTGGGTCGAGCGCTTGGTGGTGCACTGGTCTCCGGATTGCGCCTAGCCGGCCAGGCGGTGCTGTGGCTCGGCCGGGCGATGTTGATGAACCCGATTGGCCTGGCGGTGACTGCGATTGGTGTGGCGGCATTTCTGATCTACAAGAACTGGGACAAGGTCAAGGCTGTCACCTTGGCAGGCTACAACTGGCTGGTGGGGCTCAAGACCAAGTTCATGTCTGCAGGTGCGGACTTGATCAATGGCCTAGTCAGTGGCGTGACCTCCAAGCTCACAGCGGCGCGGGACGCCATCGTGGGTATGGGCAGCAATATCAAGGGCTGGTTCACCAGCACCTTGGGGATCAAGTCGCCCAGCCGGGTGTTCATGGGCTTTGGCGACAACATTGCCCAAGGTGCGGCACTGGGCGTGAGCCGCTCGGCAGGTCTTGCAGGCAAGGCCGTTGGGGGAATGGCTAAGCAAGCAGTTGGTGCCTGGGGCACGCCGCAAATGGATCTTGCAAGTTCGGTGCAGCAGTCATACCAGCAACTGACGCCTGCACAGCGGCGCGGCGGCGCGGCGGCAGGCATGGGTGGCGGTAGTGGGACCGTGATTCACTTCAGTCCGAATATCCAGCTGGCGGCCGGAACCCCAGAAGCGGTGCGCAGCCAACTGAATGAGGGCATGCAGATGTCCCTGCAGGAGCTGGAGCGGCTGATTGACCGAGTGGTGGAGCGAAAGGCGCGGAGGAGCTATTGATGTATGCGCTGCTGGGAGATATCCAGTTCGACCTGATCACCTACTTTGATGGCATGCAGGTGCAGTTTGGCGCGGACTATGCTGAGCATGCGCTGATTGAAGGAAAGCCGCGGCTGCAGTTCATTGGCGAAAAGCTGGACGAATTCCGCATTGACCTGTGCTTTCACGTTTTCTACTGCGATCCCGAGGCCGAGCTGATCAAGCTGCAAGCAGCCAAGAAGTCGCACATGGCCATGGCTTTTGTCCTGGGCAATGGGGACTACAAAGGCTGGTTTGTGTTAACCGAGGTGCAGGCCACCAGCCGTGAGACCGATAAAGCCGGCACATTGCTGAGCATGGACGCCAGCATTACCTTGCGTGAGTACGTGGGAGACAAGCTGAACCCGCTCCCGCCTCCTGCCGTGAGGCCCAAGCTGGCCCCTGCCGGTGCAGTTTCAGGTCTGCTGAGCGCTTCTCCTGTGTCGGGTCTGGCCAGCGTGGCCAGCAGCGTGCGGGACGGGGTTCGACAGGCTGTGACTATGGCCAACCAAGCACAGTCTGCACTGCGCGTGGTGACGGATGGGGTGCGCCTGGCACAACAGCTCAGCAGCAATCCGCTGGCTGCGCTGGGCCGGGTGCCATCGTTGATGGCAGGGCTGGGGCAGATTGCCAAACCGCTGGGGTCTTTGACCCCCACCTTGGCAGGATTGAGCAGCCAGTTACCGGAGGCCGCAGGGATTGTGCGGTCAGCCACCAACGCGCTGGGGGCTATCCGCAGTGGGCAGAGTTCGCTGTCGCTGAGCAATGTGACATCGGTTATGGGCCGTATCGACTACCTGGCGGGCCAGGTTTCGACGGCCAGCGATGCGTTGTCTTCGGCCGCTCCGGCCATTACCAAACTGGCCGGCAAGGTCGTGACCAGGCTGATTTGATGTACCTGACCCATATCACCAAAGAAGGCGAGCGCTGGGACCAACTGGCCTGGAAATACTACGGCGACCCCATGGGCTATGAGCGCATTGCGGTGGCCAACCCCCATGTGCCGCTGGCGCCCACGCTGCCTGGGTCCGTGCGCGTGCTGATCCCCGTGATCGAGGAGGCTCAAACTGTGCTGGATTTGCCACCATGGAAGCGCTGACGCTGAATGATCTGCTGGATGGTGTGACGCCGGCAGCGGACGGGCAGGAGTACAAGACACCCGTGGCCATGGCAGTGCCCCGGCCGATGTATGTGGTGCGCTATGGGCACAAGGACATCACCAGCGATATCACCCCCTATGTGACGGGTGTCACCTATACCGACTACCTGTCTGGGCAGTCGGACGAACTGTCGCTGGAGTTGGAGGATACGGATGGGCGCTGGCTGGATGCATGGTATCCGGATAAGGGCGACACGCTGTCGGTCGATATCGGCTATGACACCGCTCCGCTATTGCCCTGCGGTAGCTTTGAGATTGACGAGCCAGAGTTCTCGTTTCCGGCCTCGGTCGTGACGATTAAGGCCCTGGCCACTGGCATCAAGAAGTCGGTGCGCACCCGCGTGGGCCGTGCTTACGAGAACACCACGCTGGCAGCGATCGCCCAGCGCATTGCCAAGCGCAACAAGCTGACGCTGGTGGGCAAGATCCGGGACGTGCGCATCGACCGGGTGACGCAGTACCAAGAGCGTGATGTCGAGTTCTTGACCCGACTGGGCCGAGAGTTCGGCTACGCATTCAAGATCGCCGGCAACAAGCTGGTCTTCACGGAGATGGCAGACCTGCGTGAGACGGAGGCCACGATCACCATTGAGCGCACGGACTGCACCAGCATTCAGCTGCGAGACAAGCTCAAGGAGGTCTACCAGGAGGCCAAGGTCAAGTACCAAAACCCCAAGACCAAGAAGCTGGTGGTGTACGGCGCAAAGGACGGTGAGGTTCAGGTAGTCGGCAGTACGCCTGTCGATGGAAAGGCCAGCCGGCGCCAGGTAAGTGCAGACACCCTGAAGATGACCGCGCGGTCGGGCTCAAAGGCCACCGCACAGGTCAAGGCCCAGGCAGCGCTGGATACAGCCAATATGGAGCAGACCGCAGGCTCCATCAGTCTGCCGGGAGATCAAAGGCTGGTAGCGGGCATCACGATCAACCTGGTGGGCTTTGGCCGCATGTCGGGCAAGTACTTGGTGGGCCAAGCCCGGCACCAGATCAACCGCAGCGGCGGCTACTCAACGACGCTGGACATCAAGCGCGTGGAGCTTCCCGTAAGTTTGGGCGGCAATGGCGGTGGCACAGCAGCGAAGAAATCCAGCAAGGGCCTTGCCGTTTACGGTATGAAGGATGGCCAGGTGGCGGTGGTGGGAACCAGCCAGGTGAGCAAAAAGAAATGATGGACACTCTGAACGAGGCTGGCGCTACCATCAAATTTGGGACCGTGAGCGCGAGCAAGCCAGGTTTTGCCCGTGTGCGATTGCCCGAGGCAGACAACATGCGCACCATGTGGCTGCCTATCCTGTATCCCAAGACCCAAAACGACCAGGTCTGCTGGACCTATGACAATGGGGAGCAGGTGGCGGTGCTGCTGGACAGCCGGGGCGAGGATGGGGTGATTCTTGGCGCGGTGTATTCGGAGGCCGACATACCGCCAGTCACCAATCCGGACAAGTTCATCGTCAAGTTTAAGGACGGCGCGGTGTTTGAATACGACAGCGCCATGCACACGGCGACGTTGCAAGGGGTGCAAAACGTTTTCATCCAGGCCGGCATCAAGGTGACGATCGACGCGGCGGACACGGAAATTACAGGCAATCTGACAGTGGGCAAGGTTTTGGCGGCCAATGGTGGGCTGACAGCTAAGGCTGGCGCAGGCGGCGGTGCGGCTATGACGATCGCAGGTGATACGCGAGTCAATGGCAGTTTGTCGGCCAGCGGGTCCATCACTGAGCACAGCTGATCTAGGCAGAATGGTGGCCTATGAATGCCCAGGTCGTTACAGCGTCAGTCGGAACAATGCAGCTATCCAACTACGCTAAACATAGGTCTGCACAGCAGATGTACGTACGTGGTAAGCAATTTATTGGGTCCGCAATTTTGCTGGAACGATCGCAAGGCGATGGCTACGTGGTTCGCCATCTGATCTGTCAGGGAATCGAGTTAATACTCAAAGGAATCCTCCTGCGCCATGACTTCGACAAGTATGACCCCTTGCTGCATAAGAAGAAGCACTTCGGGCACAGCCTCTGTAAGTGTGCCCAGGAAGTTTGTTTTATTTATGGTTTAAAGCTGCACCCTCAGCTAAACCAAGAGCTTCAGAAGCTGGACTCATTTTTTAGCCAACACCTGTTCCGTTACGGGAAATTGGTTGAATTTTTCTTTCCGCCGGATTCAATCCCATTTGAGCGCTCAGTCAGGCGTTTGGTGGCCATGATGAGGAAGTTCGATCGTCAAATCTTGGCCGATCCGAACCCTTAAACAGCTTTAATATCGTTGAGCCGAGCTGCTGGGCACCATGCCAGCATGACTCGGCTAACTGATATTTCCTCCATGCACTGGCAACCCGCGCTCAACGGCGACGGGGTGGTGGAAGGCGTGCAGGACGTTGAACAGGCCATGCGCTTGATTTTGCGCACCCCGCGTGGCAGTGACCCGCACCGACCCACGTTTGGCTCCAATGTCCACCTCTATGTAGACCACCCGATCAACACGGTAGTGCCGCACCTGGTGCGAGAAACTGTGGATGCGATCGCAGAATGGGAGCCCCGCGCCACGGTGGAGAAGGTTATCCCCCAGTTTGACGAAGCGCACATCAAGCTGCGCATTCGCTGGAAACTGGCCGATGGGGTTTTGCGCGAGCTGGAGGTGGGCCTGTGAGCTTGCCTGACCCAGACTTCATCGCACGCGACCCACAGGCGATCACTCAAGAGATCATTGCCCACTATGAGCAGTTGACGGGCAAGACCCTGTACCCCGCCCAGGTGGAGCGCGTACTGATTGACGTGATCGCCTACCGCGAGACGCTGGTGCGCATTGGCATTCAGGAGGCGGCCAAGCAGAACCTGCTGGCGTTTGCACGGGCGCCGATGATCGACTACCTGGGTGAGCTGGTGGGTGTAACTCGCTTGCCTGCCATAGCAGCTCGTGCCCAGTTGCGATTTACGCTGAAGACCCCGCTGGCCACCAGCCTGCTGATTCCTGCTGGCACACGTGTTGACGGTGCCGATGGCAGAGTGACCTTTGCCACCGACCAGGCCGTGACACTGGCCGCCGGCGCGCTGACCGTGGACGCCGCTGCGACCTGCGAAGAGCCTGGCGCAGATGGG